TCATTCACCCAATATGCCTTGTCATTTACGATAGCAAAACTAGTTTTTATCTTTGATAAAAATTTTGCTGTTTGATTTTCAAATTCACTAATTACTGGACTCTGTGGTATTTTGAGCATTTCGTCTACTGTCTGCAATTGACTGAATTTCAGCAATTTGTTTTTCAGCAGTTGCCTTATAAAGTAAAAATTCATACTCAAGTTGGCTGCACTTGTTCCTGTAATAATTAAGCATAACTTGTAAAGTATCTTCTGGGATTTTATTTCCATTCATTACAACTCCGTTTCCTTTATAATATTCTATACTATTTAGAAGCCGTTGTCAATATCTTTTTTAAGTTCAAACGCTGATCCATACCAGACTGGGTCGTTTGATTTTTGTGCTCTAACTCTTTGTATAGCATTCCATTTTGATCTAGCCCATGCATATCCAGAGTCTCCACCCCAAAGAAGCCATGCAATTTTTCCATTGGATGGTCTTTCTGAGTTATTCCAATCTTTACCCTTTTTATCTACTTCATGACGAGAAAAGAAAGAGTACATTCTTGCTACTGTTTCTGGACTTAATTCTTTTCTATTTGCTAAGTCTCTTGCACGAGCAACACCAACTGCTGTGCCACCTCTTCCAAACTTACGTCTTAATTCTAGCCCTCTACGTGCATTATTTGCCATAGACTCTGTTGGTCTTAAATCTAAATCTTCTATTGATCTCTTTGTCATTTCATCATCCATTATCATGTCTGTATTTACTCTAGAATTTGGAACTACAGCAAATCTACAATTACCATTTTCTTCAATTGGAATAGATAAAATCATACAAGAATTTTCTGATTTGTGAAGTGCACAATTGCCACATTTAATTCCTATAGATAGGTTGTCGTTTTGACTACCATCAACATATCCAACCCAGATTCCTTCTGCTTTATCTAGTGGACCTACTTCATCTGCTAATTCTAATAATTTATTTGCTAAAACTTTTTCTGGTTCTGGTAATTCTTCATATAAAGACTGACCTTCCCATCCTTCTGCTTTTGTCATGTCTGGGCAGCAATCTGATTTAGTTACTGGAACACAGTTTGGAACCATCTTTCCATCTTTTCCAGGTTTCATACCACGTTGCACATATCCATCCCAACATGGAGATTTTTTACCCATATGCTCTGGACAATTTTCTTTGTCTTCACACTCTTCTAAAGAATGTGGCTTTGTATTTGGGGTATCTTCATTAGTAATTATATCATCATATGATTTTTTAGCCTGTGCTTCAGCAGCATACAAGGCTCTTTGTTGCTCGATTGCCTTTTTACGTGATGGGTGGCATCCGTGTGATCCAGATGGACCAACTACTGCATAACCCTTGCAACCACCATAGTTTCTCTTAATATCGTAAGGCATAACTAAATTATACCACCGTTATCGTAGTTGAGCATGTTCTCTAAAAACATTCTTTCTTCATCTTTTAAACCATCAAGTATGGCTGGATAGTCTATGTCCTCTTTAAGCATTACCAAAGGACCTTCGTCCTCAAATCTAATCTCTACATATCCTTGATTCCATAGATCGAAGGCTATTTGGTTTATAAATTTCATATGTTCTTCAAAGAACTCTGGAATAAGTTCTTTCATCTTAGGAGTAATAGTATATGTAAAAGAGTCTATTTTTGAGTCATACCCCGAAATTTCTATAGCACCTAATTCAATCATTAATTCTAAAAATCTATTAACATATTCTTTCTGTTCTTCACTGAAGTCTTCCATATCGCTCATATCAATCTGAACCCACCATTCCAGTTGTTTAGTGACCTTCCAGCAATTCTTTCTTTTTCATATCCGTAGTCATCATCTCTGATAGAGTCATTGTCTACCCCACCTCTTGACCATGTATGAACCTCTACTTCTTTTATTCTGTCCTTTTGTGACCTGCTAATAGCATTATAAACAGAGCCACACATAGCATCTGCCAAGTCCTTTGACTTTTTACGAGGATGGTCTACTCTATTACCCATGATTCTTAACTCAAACATTTCTTCTAAAAGTATGTCTATATGTGGTGCTTCAACTCTTTCTTCGTAAACAAGCATTGCCAAGTCTTCATAATGCTTTTTTGCAACAGATAGTGTTTCAGTTTTTATACCCACCTGTTTTAATTCATTTTGAATATCAAAGGATTGCCAACGATCAAATGTAACTAGTCCAAGATTAAAACCCTGTCTTCTTAAATCAATAATCCAATTCTTAACTTCACTTAGATCAACTGGACCTTCACGTCTTGGCTCCCAGTATGCGATAGCATCAACAACAACTAATGGCATAACCTGTTCATAGTTATTGAATGACTGAACACTAACCCACTTTTCAACATGTGCAATAGATACTGCACACTTATCATGTTTTTGTGCTAAGTCAGCGTGAACAAAATATTCAACATCCTCTTGTGGTTTAAAATTAAAATCAAATCTTCTATTGTTGTCTAATGGGTTATGTCTTGACAGTGCCTTTTCGACTTTAGTTCTATCCTTAAAGAATGCATCTGATGAAACTGTAGGCATACAAGCAAAACGCATTAATGCATCTGACTGATCTGTAAAGAATGCTATTTTAAAGTCTTCAATGCTTCTTGTGGGATTCATTTCCCATGTAGGTCTTCTTAATGCAAATACTCCAGGATATTTGTAACTAAGAATGTTATCCTCTTCCCACTCAATTGTAAATTTATTTGTTGGATCATCATCAGAAAGTGTTGGGTTAATTATGAATTCGTGTGTTCTAAGACCAGTTTCTTTTTCTGCAACAACATCTTCATATCTTTGTGAAATAAAGTCACCCTTGTATCTTGGAAATGAAAGAAGAATTACCTTTCCAAAGTCTGGGAAACGTGAATCAACAGAGCCTCTAAATGCTTTATATAAGTTATCTGCTGTCTTTCCTTGATCGTTTCCAGTTCCTGTTTCCATAGCAAATCCAGAAATTTCATCAAGAACGGCAAGCATTAAGTTTAAACCTTCTGCAGACTCTCTTTCTGAGTGTCCAGAATAAACTGTAATTGCTTTGTTAAATTCTATGTTATCTACCTTTGCTTCATACTTTCCCGCAAACCAGGGTGAGCCTTCAATCTTTGATTTAAATCCTTTAAAGAATACGTTCTTTGCTTGTTGTGCGTTTACTGCAACGTTAATTAAATCTATTGCATCGTTCGATGGTTTCCCAAAATACCTCGATGGATCTTTGAGGCATAAAAGTTTATAGACAATATAAGCACAGCCAATGGTAGAAGTATGATCTTTACCACTACCTTTTCCACACATAAGAATAACTTCAGACTTGGTGTATTTTTTATAATGGTCACTTCCCTTTTCCTTTCCTAGCCATCTTTCAACATCTTCTTTTTTAAAAATTTGACTCATACATTCCACAAGTGTATATTGATACTCAGAAAGTTCTGGTTGATTTAAATAGTCTTTTCCAGTAACAAATGTTCTTACATCTACAGGATCTTCTTCAAATGGACTTTGATCAAGTGCCTCTATAAAGTCACTAAAATCAATCGGTGTCGGAGTCAATTATAACTACCTCCGTTTGAATCTCAGACAATCTACGCATTATTTCTTCACGGACTTCTGGATGTTTTGAGGCAACTTCTTTTAATATCTTCATTAATACTTCTTGCTTTCTTTCCATTTCAATAATTTGTTCTGCTATTTCTTTATTATCTAGCAGTCCTGCCTTTTGTAGCATTTCAAGTCTTTTACTTTCAATATCTGCTATTAGTTTAATAGCGGTTGTTTTGGCTGTAAGATTTGCAGTAGAGTCTGCAGCGTCAATAACTTCATATGTTTTTTTAATTAAAGATGAGTAATGTTGGTCAGCACCAGCAAGTGCTTCCTTAGCACGTGCATGAATGGCTTGGTTATTAGAGACCATTGAACGCCAGTCATTTAGTAGGTTTAAAACTTTTTGACGTGGTATAACTAAATCTTTTGATATCTGAGAAGCATCGGATCCTTTAAGATATTCTGCTGCAACCTGATTTACCAAGTCTAAATGTTTTACTAAATCATCGTTCATTGTCTAGTGTCCTTAATAATACAAGATATCCAATAAGGTCTAATATAGTATCTTCAGATGCATATTCTTTACCCTTATGGATTCTATTAAGTTTATCATCAATACGAATATAAATTTGTTCTTTTGGGGTAGACTTACTAAATATATTAATAGGATGACTATATGAACTACCATAAGAGTTATTCTTTTTAATAAGTAATTCTGCTATATCTAAACATTCATCTAGTATCTTTCTACCCGCAGGTGCTTGGGTTGAGATATCACGAATAAACTTCATGCGATCTTCAAGTTGTTTTTCAAAATCTGGATACTTATAATCTGCCATTTTTACCTCTTCGACTTTCTAAGGCCAAACTTGGCAAGATATACGTATATAGTTTCAACAGATGTTCCACACTCTTTTGCAATTTGTTCAGGACTTTTCTTATCAACTTGATACCTTTTCTTTAACCAAACTTCACTTGTATATAACTTCATTTTACCACTACCCCTTGCCCTTGTCAAGATTATGTGGTTGATCTACCAGTTTATGCCAATTTTCAGATGCATACCATCCAATTGCAATTGAGTCGGCAACGTCATCATCGTCAACTTTTAAATCAAACTGTATATTAACTTTATTTATAGTTCTTGTTTTTCTCATTTCTCTTTCTCTGGCTTTATAAAACGAATAAGATTTATCGTGTCCATATAGATCTCTAATAGCAAGTTTTTCTTCTTTTTTAAGTCTACCGTTTCCTATCCAAGATTGCCAAGATACTGGCGAGCATGAAACTATTGGTGCCTTATTAAACATTTGGCTTGCTCCAAGTATTGCACCCTGAACTAGTGATAGTGTTATTGCAGTATTTTGTGAGTTAGTATAAATTGCTGACTCAACAACTATTGCATCAATCTTAAAGTCTTTTAGAAACTGACTAATCTTTCTAGTAGCATCGCCAGTTCTTTCGTATACGTGATTACCATGAAAGTTTACCTTGCCATATTTAATTAACTCTCTTTCTGAGAACAAAGAAAATGCCATTGAGTTAGTAGAAGCATCAATAGCAAGTATAGTTTTTGGGTTACCAATATACCTTAATTTAGTTTTGCTCATAATCAAAAAAATCCTTTATCTCTTTCAAAGTTTTATCTACCTTTTTCCAATTTACCAAACATTGATCACAAAATGACTCATCGTTATATATGTTAAGCAATGTTCCACAACCACCTGCACATCTTCTATCCTTGCCAACTCTTTCTTTGGCTTTGGTTAGTTTATATCTTTTAGTAATCTTTTCTTTGGTTGCCAAAGTTCTACACTCAACACCGCAATAAATTTGATTTTTGCTTTTTGTTTCAAACGCCTTATCACACCACTCGCAGTGTTTTGTTGTCATTCAAAATCTTTCCTCTTTTCAATTTTTATGACACCCTTTTCTCTAGAGTCACAAACCTTTTCTAATGGACAAGCAGCACACATCTTAGTTCCCTGTCTAGAAATTCTTTCTGGTAACTGTTTATCTTCAAATGCTTTTCTAACTCTAATCATCCAATCAAACATTTTGTTTACTGATTCAACATCTTCGCTAGTTGGAACTACTGGAAGTGTTAATATTTCATGAGTATTTTTATTTTCATAAACAATAGCACCTAATGAATAATTTAAAATCTTCATATACATTAGTAGTTGCATTCTATTACTCTTGCTTGGGCTATTTGTTTGTTTTCTATACTCAAATGCTGTATCATTTGTTGTTTTGATTTCTATTAAAACATCTTCATTATCAATGGTAAAAAGGCCATCGCAGTATCCATAGATAGGAGGGTTGTCATATTTAACCTCTTGTTCTAGCCATTTAACTATTCCTGTTTTTTCTAATGCCTTGCCAATTCTTGTATGAGCATCTGTTCCAGACTGCATGTTAGCAATACTTGGACCATCATTCTTATTTTCAAACTCATTGCCTTCAAATGCTAAATACCAGTATCTAGGACAAGTTCCTTCGTTCCAAACTAACTTAGACGGAGCAAATGAATACTTTTTAGAGTAGGCAGGTTTATCTGCTGTATTTAATAGATATCCATTGTTGATAGCATCTGTTATTTTTTTTAAATCTACAGTTCCTGTATCAACTTTTTTAATAATCTTTTGTAGTAGCGTTTTCGCCATTAGAAATTCCTCACACTGTATTTAAGGGCATCGACCAGTTTGTCGGTTGCTTCTCTTACTGCATAGTACATATTTTTCTTTGATCTATCATCTTTTTTAACATGTGAATACCATGCAGCCAACATTGCAAACTTTGCTGAGTAGGCTTGCAATTGGGTAATCAATAGCGTTGCTTTTGCAGCAGGCACATCTGGGTTTGCTATTAATTTTGCTACGACAGTGAGGGTCTTGGTAAACTCCTCATCACTCATATACTCTGACATCTCATTAAAAGATGTTAACTTATTTAATAACTCTACTGTTGTTTCCATTACTCTTTTTCTCTTAACTGTTCAAATACTTCCCACTCAATTATAGCAAGTCTTACCTTTTTATGCTTTGAACCTAGAACTACCATAAGTGCTGGATTCTTTTTTCTATCCACTCTCATTGTGTCTGACACAATTTTTGCCCATGAGTCTTGGCTGATGGAATAGGATTTAGAATACTCTTTGACATCTACTACGAAGTCATCCAGTGATCCATCAGCCTTGACTGGCCCTCTACCTGAATTAACGTGTGGCTTTGCACCAATACGTTTTAGTTCAGAACGCTCGCTCATTAATATCCCTTCTGTGGAAAAGTTACTTTTGATAAGTGCTTTTGAGAGCACATCCAAGTAAGATCTCCTTTTTCTGCATACATTCTTGCTTTAGGAACTATTTCTTTGCATGTATGGCAAACAAACTTACCATTATATAAAGTATAGTTAGGCGTTGATTGTTGATTCAAGTTCTTTTAGTTTCTCTGGATTTTCTTTTAGATATTCAATTACTTTGGCTCTACCCTGCAATCTTTCACCTAAGACCGTATACCAAGCCCCACCCTTTTCAATAGTTCCTAGAAGTTCTGCTGTATCTACAAGATCGGCTACTTTGTCTACTCCGATTGTGTCGCCTTCAAAATAAAAGTCATATTCGCCAGCAAGGAATCCTGGGCCAGTTTTATTAAAGTCAATATGCCAATTAACTTTTCTGCCTACTTTTCCTTCAATTAATTTATCTCCAACTGCAATCTTTGACTTTAGTGCATTGTTATCAGAATCACTTGACCATAGTTTTACTACAGTGCTAGAGAAGAACTTGACTGCTAAGCCTCCTGTTGGCATGTGTGACGCATACATTGCACCAATATTATTTCTTAATTGAGATATTAAGACTAACAGTGTTTGGCCATCTTGATTATTAGCATAGTTAAGCATCTTAACAGCGTTAGTCATATCCTTTGCTTCAGCACCAATTTGTTTGGTATTTTCTAAAGCCTTTAATTCATCTGAGTCTTTTTCAAAATAAATAGCAGGCAATAGAGCAGATATAGAATCTACAATAATAATATCTATCTTTGCCTTCATTAGTTGAGTAGCGACATCAACCATATCATTAATAGTCTTAGCAGCAGAGTATACTAATTTATCTGTATCTACCCCAAGTTTTTTAGCCCATTCTGGATCAAATGACTGCTCAGCATCAATCCAGGCACATAGTTTGCCTTCCTTTTGTGCTTCACCAATCATCTGTAAGCAGAATGAAGATTTACCAGCAGATTTGTTTCCCCAAATCATTACTTGTCTTCCATATGCAAACCCACCTTTGAGTGCATTGTTAAGACTTATGCTTGGTGTCTTTTGTTTTTTAACTTCAACGTCTGTTGCATTACTTAATCTTTTTCTTAGATTAGGATCTAGTTGTGACAGAAATTCTTCTATCTGTATTGACATTATTTAACTACCTCATTCAGTATCAATGAACCATCATCTGATTTGCCAAACGTGAGTTTAACTGCAGTTCCTGGTTCGCATTTCATATATCCCTCAGAAAATTGTCTAGGGAAAACTATAATAGGTTTCATTTCTCTATTTGCATCTACTACAACCATACTTGCCATTTTCTTTCCAGCCTTAGTTACTCTAGGCTTAAATGATAGCACATAATACTCTTCTCCGCTATATGGCAAAGATTTATAATTTAAGAACTTAACTAAACTATTAGTTGTAAAATTCTTTATTTCATCTATTTGTATTGCTTCCATAATTCTGTTTGATCCAATTAAAAATATATAAGTCTTACCTTGCTCAATCTTGGTATCTTCGTCATCGAATGCACCAACCATTCCAGTAGCATCCATTACTTCTACCCTTGACCAGCCTTTTCCTCGTTTAATATTTTTTACTACACCCATTAATATAAAAGCACCTTGCTCATCATAGTCTTCAATATCGTCTATGTATGCATAGTAATGTGGAGGCACGCTTGTAGTAAATTCAGGTAAGTTTAAATATTCGTATAAGTTTTCCTTTACAACCTTTTCATTTCTAGGATTGTCAGGAAATGTCAAGGCACCAATTGCGTTTAGTGCTTCCACTGCTCTAACGTTAATACCACTACCTTTTTTAGAAGCAATGCTTGCAAAGTTAGAATATGAATTGTATGGTCTATATGAAATTATCTTTGATGCAACATTGTCAGATATCCATTTAACAGAAGATAGGCCCATTCTAATACCTTTTCCTTCAATGCTGAAGTCTGAGTTTGACTCATTAATATGTGGGAGTTTAACAGAAATATTCATTCTTTTTGCTTCAATTAGATATTCTGTTCTAGCATCTTTATCTTGTTCATTCTTTAATAAGCAATACATAAATTCAATTGGATAGTAGTATTTTAACCACGCTGTCCAGTATGAAAGCATTGAGTATGCTACTGCGTGAGACTTATTAAATGAGTATCCAGCATGTGCTTCGAAGTCTTGCCATAATGCTTCTGCAACAAACGGCGTAATATGTTGTTGTGCACCAGTGACGAATCTATCTTTGAATTGATCAAATTCTCTAGCGTCTTTTTTCTTACCAATAATCTTTCTAACTTTGTCTGCTTCTGCCATTGTCATTCCACCAAGATGAACGCAAGCCTGCATAACCTGTTCTTGGTAAAGAATACATCCATATGTATCCTTTGTAAACTCTTGCATAATTGGGTGAACATATTCAATCATTGACTTTCCATGTTTTCTTGCAAGATACGATTTACCAATTGTGTTCATAGCACCTGGTCTTACTAGAGCATTGGAAGCGGCTAGTTCATCTAGATTAGATACGCCCATCTTTACAAGCAAGTTTGTATACGGAGTTGCTTCACACTGAAACACTCCTTTTGTTTTGCCTTCTGAAAGCATATCGTATACATGTTTATCGTCTAAGTTTATATCTTTTAGTTTTATATCAATCTTATGTCTTTGCTTAATAGTTTTTATTGTTTCATCAATAACAGTTAAAGTTTTTAATCCAAGAACATCTAGTTTGATCAGACCAATACTTGCTGCCTCATCCATGTCAACTGCTACTACTGGAATTCTATCTTTGGTTCCAGGTGCTAATCTTGTTTCCATTGGTGCATACTTAAAGATTGGTTCTTTGGCTGTTACTACACCAGCAGCATGGATACCAGTTCCACGAATTCTACCTCTCATTTGTTCTCCATACTTAACTACTTCTGGATACTTCAATCTAAACCATTGTGCCTGTTTGCTTGTAGTAAATTCATCCCAATCATCAACGTGCTTTAATACTTTGTTAACATCAGACAAAGGAATATTAAATGCTCTAGATACGTCTCTTACAATACCCTTTCCTCTAAATTCTAAGAAGGTAGCAATTGATGCAACGTTTTTATATTCTTGTTCTAAATGAACCTTTAATTCATCACGTCTTGAGTCTGCAATGTCAGAGTCAATATCTGGAAAGTCATTACGCTCTGGATTGATAAACCTAAAAAATAGTAGTCCATATTTTATTGGATCAACATCTGTAATTCCAAGTGCATAACATACAAGTGAACCTGCTGCTGATCCACGACCAGGTCCAACCAATATTCCCTGCTCTTTGGCCCAGTTAAGCATATTAGATACGATTAAGAAGTATGGAGAAAAGTTTTTATCTTTAATAATATCTAACTCTTCTTGCATTCTTTCTTTGTATTCTGGAATATCGTATAGTCCCTTTTCTGTCATACCCTTCAAAACCAAGTCAACAAGACCCATGTGTGGATCATCTATTTTAGTAGGCAATAGGTCTAGATTAGACTGAATATCATAATCTTCTACCTTGTCTGCAATTTCAATACTATTTGTATAAATATCTTCCCTAGTAATCCCTTGCATATTCATAGCCTGTTTCATCTCTTCGTATGAAAGTAAATGAATATCAAAAGATCTAAATGACATAGGTCTATCTGCACCATATAGGTAGTCAAGACGTTTCATAATATCATCTATCTTTTGAGACTTTTCAAACTTTGCCTCTTTGTCTAGTTTGGCATGAGTATTTAAAAGTAACATAATTTCTTGTACAACTTTTTGATCTGTTGTAGAATGATGACAATCAGGTGTAACGACTGACTTAATTTCCATAGAGTCTGCTAACTCAAGTAATTCTTTGTTTAGTTCTTTAGAGTTATGTGGCATTACCTCAACATAGAAGTCATCAGCAAATGTATCTTTAAACCACTTAAGCAATCTCTTTGCCTCTGCATATTCATTAAACTCTAAGGCTTTGGCAATAAGGCCAGACATACAGGCTGACAGAACAATCAATCCATCTTTATATTTTTCTAATACTTCAAAATCAATTCTAGGTTTTTTATAAAATCCTTCTGTCCATGCTATTTCATTTAATCTATTTAAGTTTTCTAGTCCTTGTTGGTTTTTAGCCAATATAACAATATGATTATAAACTAAGTCTAATGGGCTAGTTCTTTCTGATTTATCTCTATTGTCAAATCTATTAGTAGTTATATAGCCTTCTATACCAAGGATTGGTTTTATACCCTCGGCTTTTGCTGCACGATACATTGGACGATGTCCAGAAAGTGCACCATGGTCTGTAATGGCTATGGCTGTCATGCCGTTTTCTTTTGCACGCTTGCAATACTCTTCTGGAGTTGCAACACCATCCATAAGTGAATAGTGTGTATGAACGTGTAATGGAACGTAATTCAAGCCATAGCCTTTCAGATTAATTTACCACTCTGCTGCTGCAGTAGTGGTTGGATTATTAAATCCTAGATAGAATGATTCTTGTTCAGCATAAGGAAGTTCACGAACAACCTTATCTAAGTTGAATGCTTCTTGTGATCCCCAGTTAAATGGTTCTGAGTCTTGAGTTCCTGGAAGTAGGATATAGTTTGTTTCTGTTCCTTTTCCGTTTCTCTTTAGTTTCCAAACCATGTTGCTGATGCTATTTGAGTCTGCAGCAAATTCACGAATTGTGCTAAATGTTGCACTCTTGCTTACACCCATGCTCCATACTGCTACCTTTGGTTCGTCTGTTCCATTGTTTACTAATACGTTGCAATAGAAACGAAGACGTGCTCTCCAGCCACTCTTAGGTTCTTTACGATACATTTCGCAACCAAAGCATCTGCCTTGACTATCTGCAGTGCAAGCAGCCTTACGTTTATAATCTTCTGGATTTGTGTGTTCACTAATTACAATAGCAAGACCACGCTTTTCATCATAGTTTGGTGAGTCTGCATCTAGTTCGCTAACGAATCTTATTTGAACGCTTTCGCCATCATCTAATTTTAGCCAATTTACTTTGGCTCCGCTGTTTTCTACTTTTGTTTTATCAAGAACGGCTTCAATGTTCTTGAGTCCTTTTATAATTGACATACTGTTTTTCTCCTTAATAATTGCCCTGTAAATGGGCTTACTTTATTGTAGCATTGAGACAACTATGTTGTCAAATGAATGCACAAACTTTTTTAGATCATCAAATGAAAGATCGGACACATCTTTGTATCCATCTGGTAATTTAGCAACAATACACTTTCCAGCACCTAAATCTGTAATTAACTTATTGGACATATTCTGACCAGCCTCATCGTTGTCACCTAGGGCTATCACTTGATTAAAGTATTGTTTTAGCAATCTACGTTGTTCTTTTGATATTGTTGCTCCAAGAGTTGCGACTGCATGGCCTCCTGCTTGCTCTATCATTATTGCATCAAAAGATGACTCTACAACAAAAACCTTGTCTACTCTTTTATTTCTCCAAAGATTAAATAAAGTTTTGCTTTTAGGCAAGTCAGTTGAATTTTTAAATACTTTGCCTTCAATTGATCTTCCAACAAAACCAAGGTAGTATGCATCTGGTGAATGAACTGGTATTGTTATCATATCCTGATTCTCTGAATATCCTAGTTTATAGTTAATCGCACTATCTTTAGTAATTCCTCTATTTGCCAAGTATTGTTGTGCCCTGCTATTTGACATCAAGTTTTCGTGCAATTTATCTATTAAGTTTTCATCAAATCTTTTTAGTTCTTTTTTATTTTCTAACTTATCAGATAATTTATCTAGTAGATTTCTATCATCTTTTTTAGAGTCTATAAGTCTAACTGATTCAAAGTATGATCTTTTAGTTGCCTGCATTATTACTTCTTCTAGGTTCTTAGATTCTTGACATGAGAAGCACCAGAATAATCCTGTTTCTTTTGATACCTCGCCTGCTGGAGATCTTGTGTTATTATGAAACGGACAAAAGATCATTAAGTCATTATCTAGTTCATATTGTATATCTATGCCAGCGGCTACGAGAGTTCGTTTGACTTGCTCGTCTGAGTAATATGTGATTGTATTGGTGTGTTTTTGTCTATTCCTAATATCCACTTTGCTCTTTCTTTCCCAACATAAACTCCATATACTGATAGTTGAAACTCAAATGTCTTACCATTATACCCAACTGTGAAGTCTGGGTCAATATCATATCTTGGCACATAGCCGTGATTCTTCATCACTGATGTGACCATAAATACATATTGGTCTTTAAGTCTTACGATATGTGAATCATCGTATATTTCGCCTTCGAGACCAAACCGTTTAATAGGTTTGTGGCTGTACATACGATAATTATATCCTTAGATTATGATTTATCCTCAAAATCTTTGTATAAGAATCTACCAGAATCAAAGTCAACATCGATCATAAAGTCTCCAGAAAACCCATGCCTATTCTTTCTAAAAGCACATTCAAGAATTGTAGTTCCTTGTGCACGACCTAGTGCTAATACCCAATCAGCATCATAGGCTAATTGCTTAGACCATGCAACCTGACCAAGTGTTGGAACACTATTCATATCAGTTGCATCGTCTGGTGTTGCAGATGCAATGGCTACGATAGGAACTTGCTCACTAATTGCCAATACTTTTAATTCTCTAGAAATATTTTTAATTTTTACAACTTCATTATCTGTTGGAATGTTTGATTGCATTAATTGAATATAGTCTACAAATACTACATCTGGAGAATATTGATCTATCTTTCCTCTTAATACAGAAGTGGATAATTCTCCTACCCCATCGTTTGACACAATATAGAATGGTGGCATCTTAGATAGATGTTGATCACCCCAAAGCCTAAATGATTCTGTATCTACTTCTCCAGAAGATAGTTTTCTATGTGAGAACATTCCCTGTCCCATAATTGTGTAGACACGATTTCTAACTTCTGTCTCTGTCATTTCAAGAGATATAACTAGTGGCTTTCTTCCGTTCTTCCATGCTTGGACAGCCATAAAAAGTGCAAGCCAAGATTTACCAATAGCAGGATAGGCAAGAAGAATGCCAAACTGACCAGGAGTAATACCCGCTGGAAGATAATTGTCGAAACCTGCAAGACCTGTTTTAATGCCGTGATTACCTTTTTCATTTAACTCCTTAATGTATTCAAAATGTGTAATTGCGTCTTCAATATCTACTGCATCAACATCTCTGATATCTGCAGTAATCTTTTTTAATTCTGATGTTTTTGATATTAATGTATTTAGTGCTTCGTTTGGTTGGTGATTCTGTAATTGACTAGCAGATGACATAAGAACATTACTTAATGTAGACTCTAGAAATGCAGTTCTTAATTCCTCTAAATGATACTTTGTGTTGCCAATTTCTCCAACTGGAACAAAGTCTCTAAACTTTTCTAGAACTAGGTTTATTGTAGGTGTTGTTGAGTTTTGTTCACTGTAGTCTCTAATGAAGTGCCACACGTCTTTGTGGGTTCTGAACAATTGATCTGGGTTAGCCTGTAGCAAAACATATATTTGCTTATCTTTCAATACTGCTGAAAGAACCTTGGCCTCTAGTTCAGCAGACATTATTCCAACCACTCTTTCGCTTGTTTTCTCAACAGTTCTCTTACTCTGTCGTCTTCTTCTTTATCTTTTTTAGCCTTGTGTATTTTTTCTGCATTGTAAGCAAACCACTTCCACGTAGGACTTGCTGACACAGCAAAGTAATATTCTATCAGATCATAACAGCCTTGTAAAGTATAAGACTGTATCAAGGCATCTGCTGTCCATTGCTCAGCGTAGATATTCATAGAATCATCTAGGCCTTTTTCTTTAAGACGTTTCTTGAACCTAGTAAGCAATGCAAATTTCTGTTGCTTATTGGTCACTATTCTAGTTCTTTCTTTGCCTCATCTACTTTTGAGATAACTTGTTCTTCAACAAATTTGTATATTCTTTCAACTGCAGATTCTTTTGTTTCTTCACTTCTAACAAAATCAGTGCAACCGATGTCTACTCTTAAACTTTGAAAATTTCCAAGATTCAATGTATAGCCTAGCGTTACTGATATTTTAGTATCTTCTGACATATTCACCACGTTTCTTCTTGCCACACAGGGATGAACCGCCCATCCTCTGTTTTCGTATATAACATAATACCATCTCCCAATAAAGAACGCAAGTCCTTCTCTGAAAGAATATCTTTTGCAGGTGTTATTCTGCCATCTTTTCTAGGTTTGCCAATATGTATATTAGCCATAGCCTCTCTAATTTTATAAAGATCATCTTCTGAGTAATAAGACATAATCTGCCATTTTCTTTCCCCGCCTAATGAGGCACCAGTTGGCAGCGGAATAATGTTGTTACTCATCATTCTGTGAAATTGCATTCTAGATCTTTTAAATATCTTTATTGTGGTAGAAACTGTATATGCCTTTTTCCTATGTTTTTTAAAATCAGAATAAAGCATTGTTTGCTCTTTATCATATTTATAATTATAAAGTGTACATATGTTGTTAGGCTTATTTTTATGTACTATTTTTACCAGTTCATTATTTATAAAAAATATTACGCTACTGGCTTTTATAGAGGATTGCCTGCTATTCTGGCTCTTCTCTTCTCTACTTCCATTATCCATCTTATCTTTGCACCAAACTTTTGTGGATTGTGATACATATCTCTTTTACCACATCTTATACAATATAGTTCAAGATGATCGTGCGTTAGGAATACTCTATCCACGAGCATTTTTGCTGAGCATTTTCCGCATGCTAAGAGTTCATTAATATTCATAGTGAAAAATTATACCAGACTTTACGCTATTCCGATTGCTAGAACATTTATAATTAAACTTACTGGACCAGGTGTTCCAAATCTGATCTTACCTTTAACTGTATCGTTTGAAACGAGAGTTAAAACTAGGTTAACATTGTCTCCAGCATTTGAAGATGTTGCACCTGCTGGGTTTAATACTGTTGCTGTTACCAATGGTGGAGTATTAAAACCTTGTAGTGGAACTTCAAAATCTCTAGATTCACCAGAAATTACGTTTGGATAGGCTATTGTTGCTGAGTTAGCATAAAAAATAACCCTATTGTTTGTTGTTCCTACACCATTAATTCTAGAGATATTGGTGCTTGTATTTGTTGTTGCCTTTTGTAATTCATAAATCTGGTTAGCCATTTCATAGATATAGTTTACATCTAGTGGCTGTCCACGTTCAGGTAATGATATTAGTCCCATAATCTCTCCATTATATCACTTACAGCGATATTGTGCCACTGTCGAATAATTTAAATAATTCTGATGTTGTTGGTGGTGTAGGGTATGTAGGAAGTTGTACCCAAACCCTATAACTAGTGGCCTCTGTTGGCACATTTATGCTTACATTGTTATTTGCCGTTCTTGTAAAGTATTGTAAATCCTCACCACTTAAAGATGTGAATACATCATATTCTTTATACTTGCTATCTGGAAGCCATGAAAAAGTTACGGTTGAACCTAGCGTTTGGGATGTGTAGTTAATTGATGCTGATACCTGTTGGTTTGGGCTATCTACTACAAATATAGGAGACCATTCTGAGATCTCATTTCTATCCTGTGTTGTTATTCTAAATCTAACTCTATGCTTTCCATCTATATTTGGATATGGAAGTTTTGAAAGTGGAATAAAGAACTTCTTATTTGATAAATTTGCCATTATACAACACTGATTCCGAACCTATATTCTACATAATTATTTGTATTTTCTAATTTATCAATAGGTTCTGCCTCTGTATTTTTAACTACGTTATATCCAATTAAGGAGTATAAAGGATTTTCTGCTGTTAGATTATCAATTCTAATTCCATCGTATATTATATAGTAGTCATTGCTAATATTATTTGTACCCGCAGCAAATGTAGAGACATATATTCTAACCATGTTGACGTTTGCCCAAGAGAAGTTAGGCTCTTTTTCAAACTCTGATATTTTTTTAGGTATTACTTTATATCTACTGTCTGCAAACGTTGATGCTGGCAAGGTGTACTTGGCTATTGCTTTAGGAACGCCATTATTGCTTCCACTTATGTTGTTGTAGAATTCCATAAGTATTCTAACATCTGGATTAGTTGATTGATTTGCTGTCTTACTTACGAGAGAAAATGCTAGTTTAATCTCATCATCTGGAAGGTTTTGACCAAAGTTAAAAAGGATATTGCTATTTTCAATATACCTTGAAGATGCTGATGTTGCAAATGATGAATTGATTGATGCAGTATTGGCATAAACCATTAATGCTCTATTCAAAAATCTTGGGGCCTCATATCTATCTGCCCTGTTTGTATTAGAAAATATATTCATGTCTGAGTTAATAAACAAAAAGTCTGGTGTCGAAGCATCAATACTTGCTGAGTTATTTTGAGAATCTACTGGTGAATTAACATAGGTAACTGCAGAAGCGTTTTGACCATCTGAATATACCCATGATTCTGTTGGTGCAAAGGTTATCATAAGTTTGCTATCGTATTGTCCAGCAACTGAATTTGACTCTGATGGGAATACGCCAAGTTCTGTAATTAGATATCTTTGATCTGTAGGCATTTCTGCTTTTAATACAAGTTTTTCTACGTTACCTTCTTTAATAAATCCTCTTGAGATAATAGGGACACGGAACATTTCAAAGTCTAATGATTCTTTAGATGGTGAAATAGATGCTGATCCAGAGTTAAGTAAGGGTCTTGGGCCACATCCTGCTGCAATATATGAGGCAAAGGAAGGTGCTTGACCTAAAACATATTTTGCTATGATTTGTCGACCTTTATTAGTAATCATTATCTCACCTCTACAATTGTACCATTCGTGTCTATTTCTACCTCGACAATTTCATCAATGTCAATATTGTCTAATTCTATAACCAATGATCCATACTGGCCTATTGTGCTATCAAAATGAATGTAGTTTGGGATATTGTTATCAAATAAATAGTCTATAGATGGAAGTTTGTCTTGTAGTCTAATGGAGAATCCATTATCAATAGTAACGTCTGGTCTTTGCTTAGCAATTAAATATGAAGTATCTAATTTGCTTTTTAAATCAGCAACGTTTGATATTACGTTATATTGTGGGTTTAAGCCATCTACTGTGTCATTCTTGACAAATTTAACAAGTTCGGTAGCACCTATTTGTTCAAATAAAACAGACGTAATTAATGCTTGGTCGGCACCATCTCTCTGTAGTGCTATTACGGCATCTCTATCTGGAACTTTTACAGATGTAGGAATAGATGGAGTGTATGGTATGTATCCACCAGTAGGATCTATGTTTAAATCAAGTGATGGTAAAGGTATAGTGGCTGTGTTTGTTTGATCCTGTATAATTCTTCTATTTTTCTTTTTCTTTTGCAGACTTAGATGTAGCCATTACACCTCTGCTCATGTCTGTACCCTTTAAATTAGATGAAGAAGGTTTTAAAACACCTTGTTCTTTTTGTGTTCTAGTTCCATATCTAGGATCAATATTGCCTTTTGAATCCTTGACAATTTTTGATGTTGGATTGGGTGCTTTAGCAATATTTCCTGATGGTCTAGTTGTACCTTTTTTAGGAGCCACTATACTTCCACCACCCTAATGGTTTGAGATGGTCCACTTTCATTTCTTGCATATTGCATTTCTGAAACGATAAACTGTTTTGTATTATTGATAAATTTATCACCTGTTGGCATCTCATAATCTATTGTAACAATATCTCCAAGTTGTAAGTGTGGCATTGCAAATACCTCTAACTGTATATTTTTTCTTGGCTTAATTGTCTTTGAGGTTATCCATCCCATTAAAGAGTTTGCCAAATCTTGATCTTGAATATATGGCGAGTCTAATGTAAATTCTCTTTTGCCATATTTAGATCTGCTTCCTAGTATAGTATCATAAATCTTCTCTTGTCTTTCTGGATTTGTAATAATATTATTTATAATTAATGGGTCAGCAAAATTTGCTCTTTCTTTATAATAATCGTCTACTGTTAAAGTATGTGTAGTATTCTGAGTAAAGGAAAGGCCAACAATTCTTAAGAATGTTCCAGATGTTTCATCCAGAACTATAGTCTTGTCAGTAGAATTAAATATTAAGAACTCTGCTCCGTATGATCCAGCGTAGAATCCAGATGTCGTATAAGTTTTTTCATTATTAAAAGTAGGTGCTAACATGGCATAGAATGCTGGATATGCTTTGTCATACTTAATATTAAAGTATGCACACTCTCTCATGATAGTTCCAAATTCATCATAGTATATGTCATACTTTGGAGATGTAACGCTGCTTACACCAGATAGGTATGAACCCTTAATAAATCCAGACAAGGCGTATTTATTTAATGCCTCTGAGGAAACAATT